CCAACTTTCTTCTTTATTGTAAATCATTTCAATACAAGAAGTAATCATAGAAAGTGATTGTCCAATTTCACTAGTTACTTCTGCCGTCTCAAAATTACTTTCAATAAATTGTTGTAGTGATGGATACTTAAGTTTCATTGATAAATCATTATCAAGTTTGATGATATTCTTATGCCCTCTTGTTTTTTGTATTTTAATTGAGTCAATGTTAATTGTCATCTCAACTTGAGTTTCACCATCATCTGGGCAAGTAATATTAACATCAACAGTTTCACCAACAGATTTTCCACGAATATTCAAGAACAAATATTCAATATCAAATGTTGCGAGAGATTCTACTTTAATATCCTTAGTAAGAATACAATCACTCAATATTTGAACAATGGCATCGGTGATTTGTTTCATATCCTCAGTTTCCATTGCCATAATAAGAATCTTTTCTTCTCTTACAAGAAAAGGTCTATATTTAACTTTTTTTCCATTTGATGGTAAAGTCAATTCATATGTCGGAGTATTAATCTTAGGTAATGGCATAATTTTTAATGCAATTCAGTTTTAGTTATTTATTATGTAGAAACACGGCTAAATCCCTGAGGAAATGGATTAATAGTTGGTCTTTGATCTGACGGTAAAGGAATTCCAGCAGGAAATATTGTTGTTCCGGGAATTCTTTCATCTTTAAATGGTTCTTCTGTTGTAAGTGCTTTTTTTCTTATTTCCGTATCAAATTTTTTAGAAAAATCAAAGTTCATAATATAACGATCATAGTTAAAACTTACTGTCACTTTTAATAAATCAGCAGAACCATAAGAAACAGGAACTGAAATCATACCTTTAGGAAATGCATTAATAAATTTATATTCCAAAACACCTTCAATATTTCTTTCAAACTTATATATTTTCATTTCAGAAACTTTATAATAATCTGGATATGCCATTCTTCTAAAATATCCTTTTTCAGTTATTTGAGCAACTTCACCAGCGCCAGAAATATAATTCATCCATGCCTCGAAGAATTTTATACTATCATAATTTTTATCGACATAAAAAGTAAAATCAGTATCTGCATAAAGTCGTGTATGTGCAAATTCTTGAGTTACTCCGATAAAATTATCCTTAACTTCTGCAGTAGCATATGATGAGGTTGGCAATGATGCTTCAGAACATAAAAAACCAAGTTTCCTAGATGGAAAACTTTTATCCGTCAATTTTCCATACAATAAAATGTGCTTTGCTAATCCACTACTATTACTATTAACTACATTACTAGAAAGTTGGGGAATCTCCACCAAATAATAATTTGTAAGTGCAAGGTTTCCCACCAATTCTTTTGCACCTTGCATCGTAATTGCTTTTACAAGACTATTTGGCACTCTAAATACCTTACAGGAACACTTTTGTTATTAAGTATTTAGATGTCAAAAAGAGAGTTCTTACAAGGAAGATATAAACCGTCAAATCCTCAAAAATATAAGGGGGATGTTCATAATATTATTTACAGAAGTAGTTGGGAAAGAAAGTTTCTTTATTACTGTGATACAGATAAAAATATTTTAGAATATTCTAGTGAGGAAATTGTAGTCCCTTATAGATCTCCAGTAGATAATAGGATACATAGATATTTTCCAGATTTCTATATAAAGTATAAAGACATTGATGGAAAAATAAAAAAAGCATTAATTGAAATAAAACCATTCAGACAAACTCAAGAACCTAAAGTTCAGAAAAGAAAAACAAAAAGTTACATTTATGAAGTTGTTGAATATGCAAAGAATCAGGCAAAATGGGACGCTGCCAAAGAATGGTGTATTGATCGTGGATGGGAGTTTAAGGTCCTTACAGAATCAGATTTGGGAATTGAATAATGGCAAGAACAATCCGAAAAGGTGGAAGACTTGGAAGGGGATATAACTATGTTCTTGAAACTGGTGAAGTAACATATAGTAATGATCCAAATGTGCCCATTGGATCAAATGTTTATGATGAAGGAATTAGGAAAGATGCAAGAAGATCGATACAAAGACCAACAGATGATGATGCAAATCGTGTTCGTAGAGTATTACAGAGATTGATTGGAACTGAGGATCCTGAAGATCTAATGCTTGAAATTATGGATGCATTGAAAAGCACAGCAACTCCTGTTCCAGATCCAGGTCCAGATCGAGGAACCTTTTATACTTATGTTTATAGAGCAAAAACTCCTGGAATAGTTTATGATCAACATCCATTAGTTGCAGTCACTGATGTTTATGCAAAGGGTTTTAGTGGATTTAATTTTCATTGGGGTAAAATGAGGAATTACACTTGGAATGAAGTAATTGGGGAATTATTATATGAAGTTGATCCGGGTGAAATTGCAGACTTGAGGGAAATCCCTTATGCAAAGTTTCTAAATAGTTAAAAAAGGATAAATGGCAAGCATATTAAGATATCCTTATGATGCACTGACAGATAAAACAGATTATTTGCAAATTGATATTAGACAGTATCAGTCAGTTAACACTATATCTGGCGGAAGTTTAGCATCTGGTGATTCTAGAAGAAGATTTGATGCCGCAACAGGTTTAGAAAAAAGAACTGCAACAGAAAGAGCATTACAAAATAATGGAACTATCTTCCTACCAATTCCATCAAATGTTCAGGATGGAAACTCCGTAAGTTTTGCGGAAGGAAATCTTGATGGATTGACTGCTGCGGTTTATGGTGGTGTATTAAAAACAATGACAGAAAAGTTGCCAGCTAATTTTAAATTAGAAACATTATCTAACTATTTTTCAACTCAATTTTCAAATTTAGCTGCTCCCTTTACAAATAATTCAGAAGAATTTAAGACAGCATTTTTAGCACAAATAGCAGCACAAGCGGCAAATATTCCTCTTGGAGGTTCATTGACAAGAGATGCTGTTTTTGCAAGACAAGATGGTGAAATTCTAAATCAGAATGTGGAACTTCTATTCAATGGAGTAAACTTAAGATCTTTTAAGTTCTCATTTAAGTTGACACCAAGAGGACCGCAAGAAGCAAAACAAGTTAAATTAATTATTAATGCATTCAAGAGAAATATGGCACCAAAGTTAGGTGGAACATCGGAAACACTGGAAGGAAATCAAGGAACGGTGTCAAATATCTTTCTAAAATCACCAAACGTATTTAATTTAACTTATAAACAAGGACCTAAAAAACACCCATTCTTGCACACATTTAAGCAATGTGCATTAACTGATATGTCAGTAAATTATACAGGTGAGGGTGTATATGCAACTTATGCTGGTGAGGAAGGATCACCAGTTTCTATGGTATTAGAACTTGGATTTAAGGAACTTGAACCAATTTATGATACTGATTATAATCAAGTCGAAGAAGGAGTAGGATACTAAAATGGGATACTTTAGAGAACTACCAGATTTAGATTATCAGTCATTTCTTTCAAATAGTAACTCAAATAGAAATTATTTAAGAGTTAAAAATCTATTCAGAAGAAATAAGTTACGTGATGACTTACAAAATGTTTTCACAATTTTTAATAAGTATGAAATTCCAGAAGGATCAAGACCAGATACTGTTGCAGAAGAATATTATGGAAGTTCAGAATTAGATTGGGTTGTATTAATGACCGCTGGAATTATCAATGTGAGAAATGAATGGCCTTTATCAAATAGAGACCTATATCGTTTTGCAGTAGAAAAATATGGAGTAGAAAATCTCAATACATCACATCATTACGAAACCACCGAAGTAAAAGATAATCAAAATAGATTAATCTTGCCTGAAGGAAAAGTTGTTGACTCAAATTTCACAATTCCAAATCCAAATAATATTGCTGCCAATATTAATCCAGTAACAAGTATAGAGAATTATGAATACGAAGTTAGAAAAAATAGAGAAAAGTCTTCAATCTATTTACTAAAACCAAGATATTTGCAACAGTTTTTAAATGATATGAGACAAATTATGCTTTATGATCGTTCTTCAGAATTTATTGATGAAAAACTAATAAGAACAGAGAATACAAGAGTTATTAGTAACTAAAAAGGGGAGGTTTCCCCCCCCGTCTTATATCATTCTGCAAGTGCTGCAAAATATTTCAAGTTTTCATCATCCTCAAAATCATTAGAAGAGGACACTGTAATATCAGGAGAATTAAAGTCATTATTTGAATAAGAAGTTTCTCCACGACGCTCACGTTCAAAAGACTCTTCCATTTCAGTAGTTTCTTGATCCTGCATCTTAGGAACTCCACGATTCCCAAGAACATAGTCAAGACGCTTTTTCAGATCATCATAATCTTTAAACTGATCAGCAGCAACTAATTCTGCAAGAGAATACTGCTTATTCCAGATTGCTTCCATTGCATCATCATCGTCAAGGAGAGGATTGGAACGGGAAAAACGAGAGTCATCATAATTACGATAACCTGCAGAATTTTTTGCTTTCAGATTAAAGTTTGCACCTTGCCAGAAATCAAACGGATCGATTGCTTCTTCATCATCAAACTCTGGTTGCATTGCTGCAGTAATCTTATCAAAGATTTTCTTACCAAATTTGTAGAGGAATACTTTGCCCTCATTTTCGGGATTTGCAGGATCCTTGACAACATAGATGTTTGCAATATAAGTCAGTTTACGTTTCTGTTTACGTGCCTGATCTTTGCCTGCATCAGTGCCATTATTCCACAACATCGTATTGTATTCAGACACGGGATCCTTCTGACCCATAGTGGTCAGAGAGTTTTCAATGTACCAACCACCGGGACCTTGAAATGCATGTGAATAGAGTTTTACGAAGGGTAGATCTTCATTGTTGGGTGCAGGGAGGAAACGAATAACTGCATAACCATTATGACTCTTATCACACTCAAGTTTCCAATAACGATCATCACTAGAACCATTATTGGTGCTGTTCATCTTCTCCATTTGCTTGACCAATTTTTCGGTCATGGATCCCAGTTTGGATTGCTTTTTAAGATCTGCGAAGCTCATTTGAATTACCTCAGATTAATTTGGATTCGTTGGATTTACTTTGATAGTATAGCAAAAATTTTCTTAGTCGTCAATATATTTCCT